AATCACTGCCGAGCGTTGTGTGGAAGCTGGGCTAGAGGTGACGTTTGAGGCCATCGAAGTCATGTACGCCGCGTCTGACGTAACGGACGAACCTTGGCAGACGGCGCTGGCCCGGATGGGCCTGCAACTCGTCAGGCCGCCTGTGCCCGAGCCTGCCCAGCAAAAACCCGAGGAGATCGCACTATGAACGAAGATCAGGCCAGGGAGCTCGCGGCCGCGGCCGCAGTTGCCAGGACCATGGCGGCGCGGCAGGAGGAAATCGACCTGTACGCCCGCGAGAACCGCAGGGCGCCTGCCAGCGCTTACAGCGGTCCCAACCCCGACCGGGCGATCGATGCCCGCGGCCGGGCGGTCGTCTCGGCGGCCGAGCTGGCCGACTTCCAGCGCCGGTTCGGTGCCGACAAGACGCTGCGCGACCTGCTCAACGCCGACCGCGGCCTGGTGCGCCGGCAAGGGCCCCAGAGGGCCGCAGGAGCGCCTGCAGCCGCGCCGGTGGGTGCAGGTGCTGCGCAGCCTGCTGCCGCGCCTGTGGCGGCTGCTGGGCAGATCCCTGGGACCGCGGCTGGCATGACGGGCCCGGGCGGCGAGCCCGAGGGCATGACCGAGCTCGAGCGCAACCTGGGCAACACGCTGAACGCGCTGGCGCCGGTGGTGCCGGCGTCGCCCATGATGGCGCGCGCGCTGATCGCGGCGCTGCGGTCCGGGCGTGGCGCGGCGCAGGCAGCGCAGGCCGCCCCGCAGGCCGTGCCGCGCGTGCTGCGCCTGCACCCTGAGGCGCGCGCGCGCATGCTGCGCGAGCAGGACGCCAACCTCGACACGATGATCCCTTCCCGCTGACCCTTCCGAGCCAGGCGCATGGACACTCAGGCCTTGATCGACGCGCTGCGCACCCGCGCGCGCAGGTTCATCTCTCTCGACACGCCAGAGGACGCCGACCTGGGCGACACGGCGATCGACATCGGCGCCGGCTTTGTGCCGGTGGTCGGCACGGCCCAGGCTGCGCGCGACTTCGAGCGTGCCCGTCGCGAGGGCGACGCGGTGGGCATGGGCCTGTCCAGCCTGGCGGCGATCCCGGTGGTGGGCGGCGTGGCCAAGGCGGCGAACAAGGCGCGCAAGGGCCAGAAGGGCGCAGAGACGGTGCGCGAGGCCGTCGAGGCTGCGGTGGAGCAGGCCGGGAAAAAGGGCGAGCTGGTGGGCCCGGTGGACCCGTTGGCCAACTTCGGACGCAAGCAGGTTGAGGATGCGGCGCGGCAGCGCAAGGTGCAGCGGGCTGCGGACGCTGAGCCCGCGGCCGATGCCAAGCCGGCGAAGAACGTCTCCGACGGCCGGCGCCAGGCGCGGCCTGGCACGTACTACCGTGACATGGCGCGCACGCAGGGGCCAGATGCGGTGCTGACTGCGGCCAAGAAGGGTGATCACCTGCACCGCACGCCTGACGGCAGCTACGTGGGGGCACCGCGCGACATCAAGAGCCCGCAGGCGCTGGCCAGCATGCGCAACCGCCTGGACCGCAACGTCGAGGTCAGCGCTGGGGAGATCAACGCCGCTGATCCGGCACGGCCGGCCGGCAGCTGGTATCCACGCGCCAAGTCCGGCATGGCCGAGACGAGCGAGCCATGGCGCATCGGGCGCGACGTCGAGGCGCACGCGGCCTATTCGGCAGGCGTCAGCCCGCTCAGCGAGACGGACTTGGCGCTCAAGCACAGCAACTCTCGCGCGATTGGCGCGCCTCGCCGTGCCAAGTACCAGCAGCAGGCCGACGCGCTGGATTCTGCGGTGGCCGAGAACCGTCTGGCCAACCTGGGCGACAAGACGGGCGAGTACGGGCCGAAGATAGACCCGCGCGAGCCGACGGCGGGACAGTTCGGCGTGAACGACTTCCGCAACGCGCAGAACTACGGGTACACGCACCCCACGGGCGAGCCGTGGCGCGCCGGCGTAACCCCGCCGATGCACCAGTTCATGGATGCCGAGACAGCACTGCAGGTGGACCGACTGAACCAGCGCGGAGTCGGGGGGCGCACCGACTGGTCCGGCCCGATGACGCAGGAGGTGCCGTGGATCTCGGGCAAGGCGCAAGACCTGTACTCGCGTCGGGCTGGGGCGAGCTACCCGGAGGGGCGCCCAGGCATGGTGATGGCGCTGCGCGACGCCAACGCGACGATGGCCGACGCGGTGCCCAAGCACCTGTTCTCGGCCACGCATGAGGAGTTCCCAGGCTTTGGCGTCGGCCACATGCGGCAACTGCATGAGCAGCCCGAGACGGTCAAGGATGCGTACAGCCGTGCGGTCACCTGGGCCCTGCGCAACAACGAGGCGTCCCTGTACCCGGGCATGCCGGCCAGTGTGGGCGCTGGTGAGCGCGACGTGCTGCACAGCGCTGCGCAGTTCCGCACGCTGCCCATGCAGGAGCACTTGGGCCGGTACACCAACTCGGCCGGCCAGGTCGAGCAGAACCTGAGCAACGTCAGCCCGGTGCTGGTGGACATGCGCACCGGCGAGCACGCCGTCGAGCCCGCCACCATGCAAGTGCTGCAGGCCTTGGAGAACATGCGCGGTGGCATCGACGCGCAGGAGGCCAGCGCAGGGCACATTGTTCACACGGCCCGGTCGATCCCTGCGGCTGACCGTGTGGCGGGCGTGATCGACACGGGCGGCAGACCGCTGACGCCAGACCAGATCGACAAGCTCAACGCTCAACTGGGGGCGCTGCGTGGCGGCCTGGCCGTCAGCCCGTCGTCTCGCGGCGCGCTGGTGGCCAACTTCGACACGGTGTTCGATGACCCTGCGGCATCCGTGCGCGCCATCAAGGAGGCGCAGAAGGCTGGCGTGCCGGTCGAGGCCGGGCGTCTGGAGTCGTTCTACATCCCGCATGAGTACGGCGAGGGGCGCAAGACGTCGTCGATCCTGCAGGGCTTTGCGGACCTGCCCGAGGGCGTGGCGCAGACCGTCACCCGCAACGTCAGCGAGTCGCCTGACGTGCGCGACGTGATCGCCAGGAAGGCGCAGCGCGATGCCAGCCCGATCCATGGCGGCGGCGCTCGCGACGACATCCAGCTGATGCGCAGGTTCTTCAGCGAGGCCGACTGGGCCAAGGCCGTCGATCTGATGCGCAAGGGCGTGGCGCCGGCTGCCGCGGTGGCGGCGCTCGGCTACTCGCTCAACGCGATGGCCCAAGAGGAACCCGCCCGATGACCCGCCGCCGCTACATCCAGGACCGCCACACCGGCGAGCTGATCGAAGTCAGCCAGGACTACCGGGCTCCGCTGCCCAACGACGCGGGCGTGCTGTGGGGCGACAGGCACTACGACGGCGCGCGCGCCACCGACGGCACCGACATCAGCACGCGCACCAAGCACCGCGAGTACATGGCCGCGCGCGGCCTGACCCTGGCCGACGACTACAAGAACACCTGGGCGAATGCCCAGGCACAGCGGGAGGCCTACTTCCGCGCAGGCGGCTCGATCCGGCGCGAAGACGTCGCACGGGCCATTCACGACGTCAGCAGAAGGCGATGAATGAGCGACCCCACCACCAGCAGCATCCGCGAGGCCCTCGAGGCCGCGATCGACGAACCCACCCCCCAGACCAGCGCCGCCCCGGCGCCTGAGCCTGCCTCTGCCCCGGCCGGCGACGCGCCTGCTGCCGGCGGGCAGGATCTGGACGCGCTGGCCGAGGGCCAGGCCGGCGGCGGGCGCGAGCGCGACGAGTTCGGGCGCTTCAAGCCGCGCCAGGCCGATGCCGCAGCGCCGGCCGACGCCACCGCGCAGCAGCCGCCCGCGGCGCAGCCCGGGCAGCAGCCGCCGCTGCCCACCGAGCCGATCCAGCCCGGGCCCAAGGCCGGCCCGCGCCAAGGCGGCGAGCGCGCCCCGCAGGCCTGGCGGCCCGACGTGCGCGAGCACTGGGGCCAGCTGCCCGAGCCGGTGCGTGCCGAGATCCACCGCCGCGAGGTCGAGGTGCAGCGCACGCTGCAGGAGTCGGCCGAGGCGCGCAAGGGCTACGACGCGGTCATGCGCACGATCCAGCCCTACGAGGCCTTCATTCGCGCTGAGGGCAGCAACCCGATGCAGGCCATCGACAACATGATGTCGACCGCGGCCAAGCTGCGCACCGGCACCGCGCCCGAGCTGGCGCAGATGATGGCCGGCATCGTGCAGCAGTTCGGCACCGGGCGCTTCGGGCAGCAGTTCCTCGAGCTGCTGGACCAGTCCCTGGCCGGCCAGGCGCCCAAGGCTGACCCGCAGCAGGCGGCGCTGGAGCAGGCGCTGAACCAGCGTTTGGCGCCGCTGCAGGGCATGCTGCAGCAGTTCCAGGCCGCGCAGCAGGCGCAGCAGGAGCGCGTCGTCACGCAGGCCAACGACGAGGTGGGGCAGTTCCTGGACCAGGCCGAGTTCGGCGAGGACGTGCGCCAGGAGATGGCCGACATCATGGAAGTGGCGCACCGCCGCGGCCAGGCCCTGACGCTGCAGGACGCCTACCAGCGCGCCTGCCTGGTCAACGACCGCGTGCGCGCCGTGCTGCAGGCCCGCGCGCGCAACACCGGCTCGCAGCAGCAGGCCCAGGCCGCGCAGCGCGCGCGGGCCGCGGCCGTCAGCGTCACCGGCGCCGCGCCGGCCGGTGCGATGCGCCAAGACCCCACCGACGTGCGCAGCGCGATCGAAGCGGCGATTGCCCAGACCTCTCGCTGATGCGACAATCACACCGTGGTGCGGTTTCGACCGCGCCTGGTGTGCTCGAGCACCCCAGCCACCGCAAGCTCCGAGGAGACGCCGCCCGGCGTCCCACCTTCGCGACACAGACGGACTGACCCGGTTCGCGCGAGGCGCATCTGACTGGCTACACCCAACTCAGATGAGGAGTTCATCATGTCTTTCCCCAACGTCAGCGACATCATCGCGACGACGATCCAGAACCGTTCTCGGCAGATCGCCGACAACGTCACCAAGAACAACGCCCTGCTGTCGCGCCTGAACCAGCGCGGCAACATCAAGACCATCAGCGGCGGCAACGTCATCCTGGAGGAACTGAGCTTTGCCGAGAACGGCAACGCCGGCTTCTACTCGGGCTACGACCTGCTGCCGGTGGCCGCGCAGGACGTCATCAGCGCCGCCCAGTTCGACATCAAGCAGTTCGCCGTGCCGGTGGTGATGAGCGGCCTGGAGATGCTGCAGAACAACGGCAAGGAGGCCTTCATCGACCTGATGGAGGCGCGGCTGAACGTGGCCGAGGCCACCATGGTCAACAAGCTGGCGCAGTCGATCTACAGCGACGGCACCGGCTCGGGCGGCAAGGAGGTCACGGGCCTGGGCGCCGCAGTGCCCACCAACCCGGCCACCGGCACCTACGGCGGCATCGACCGTGCCACCTGGTCGTTCTGGCAGAGCAAGCTGCTGGACGTGTCCACCTTCACCGGCGGCGCGGCCTCGGCGGCCAACATCCAGAGCTGCATGAACAACCTCTGGTCGCAGACGGTGCGTGGCAACGACCGCCCCGACCTGATCGTGTTCGACAGCAACTACTGGTCGTTCTACATGGCCAGCCTGCAAGCTGTGCAGCGCTTCACCTCGCCCGAGGCGGCGAACCTGGGCTTCCCGTCCATCAAGTTCATGGACGCGGACGTGGTGCTCGACGGCGGCATCGGCGGGTTCTGCCCGCAGAACACCGGGTTCTTCCTCAACACCAAGTACCTGAAGTGGCGCCCGCACGCCAACCGCAACATGGTGCCGCTGTCGCCGAATCGCCGGTACGCCATCAACCAGGACGCCGAGGTGCAGATCCTGGCCTGGGCCGGCAACCTGACGAGCAACGGCGCGCAGTTCCAGGGCCGCATGGTGGCCTGAGTTTCGGTGGGCCTGTGGTGGGTCGCCCTTCCCCTCGGGTGGGGTGACCCTCCCGGGGGGCTTTTTCGCATCTGAACAGTTCAAGGAGTGTGAGTCATGGGACAAGCAGTGATCGGCATCGGCAAGGACGATGTCACGGCGGCCACCGCGGTGCCGCAATTCCGTCTGGGCACCGTCGGCGGGTATGACGACCCGACCAACGGCTACCAGGAGTTCGTCTACGGCCGCGCCAACGGCGCGATCACGGGCGCCGGCTACATCTGCGTCGAGGCCACCGGCTTCGATTTCGCGATGGCCTCGGTGACCACCACCGCCCCGGGCGCATCGGGCCACGGCTCGCGCGTGGGCGCCGCCCAAGCCGCGCTGGCCGACAACCAGTACGGCTGGTTCCAGATCTACGGCAAGGGCTCGTGCCGCACGCTGGCCAGCGCCGCCAAGGGCACGCGCCTGAACAGCACCGCCACCGACGGCGCGCTGGACGACGACGCCACGGGCGGCTCCGAGGCGATCGTTGGCCTGGTGCTCGGCACTGCCACCGGCGTGGCGGCGGCCACCAATGCGGACGCGATCTTCGCGTACCCGACCGTCGGCGCGACGCTGTAAGCGCCACCCTCAGAAGAAGGAGAACCAACCATGCAACCCACCACCCCCATCGACTTCTCTTCGCCCGTGATGGCGCAGCCCGACCCGGCGCGCTACGCCGAGGACGCACGCCTGCACGTCGAGTTCCACCGCGTGCCCATGCTGAACCAGCACAAGAGCCGCGAGGCCGGGCGCGCCGTCTACGACGAGATCGACCACGTCATCATCCGCGTGCCGGGTGACAAGTCGACCGTCATCGACGCGCCGGTGGACGCCATCTACGCGCAGCGCTTCGCCGACCGCTACGCCAAGTGGAAGGCCGGCCAGGCCGAGGCCGTGACGGGCACGCCCCTGTCGGCCATGCCGACGATGACGCCCGGCAAGGTGGCCGAGTACGCCTACTTCAACGTCAAGACGGTGGAGCAGCTGGCCGGCGCGGCCGACGGCCTGGGGCAGAAGTTCATGTCCTTCCAGGCCGACAAGGCGCGCGCCAAGGCCTGGCTGGAGGCGGCCGCGGGCAACGCGCCGGTGGAGCGCCTAAACACCGAGCTGGCCAAGCGCGACGAGCAGATCGAGAACCTGACGACGATGCTCGAGGCGCTGCAGGCCCAGGTGGCCAAGGCCACCACGGGCAAGCGCGCGCTGACGGCCGAGCCGGCCGCGGCCTGACGCAGCAAGGAGCGCACGGGTGGCCTTCAGCGCAGTCAACGAGAGCACCCTGTCGGCGATCGTCGGCAATGTGTGCTCGATGGTGGCCTTCCCCGTGCCGTCTGACCCGGCCGGCAGCACCGACCCGGCCGTGCAGCAGATGGTGCAGGCCGTCAACATGGCCGGCGTCGAGCTGCTGTCCATGTACGACTGGCAGGAGCTGATCAAGACCTTCACGATCAGCATCTCGGCTGACACGCCCGGGCAGCGCGAGAAGGCCTTCACGCTGCCCGACGACTTCTACGACTGGATCGACCAGACCAACTGGAACGCGACCAACCAGCTGCCCAGCCTGGGCCCGGTGTCGCCCCAGATGTGGCAGCAGCTGCTGATCCGCACCACGCTGCCCACGCTGTCGTTCTACTGGCAGGTGCGCGGCAACCGTCTGTACGTGCTGGCGCCGCCCGTGTCGGCCCAGAACATGAAGTTCTTCTACCTCAGTCAGGCCTGGGTCCGCGACGCGGACAACGCCGACCTGGAGAAGAACCGGGTGCAGAAGAACGGCGACACCGTGCTGCTGGACCCGACCCTGACCACGCTGTACACCCGCGTGAAGTGGCTCGAGATGAAGGGCCTGGACAGCTCCGCAGCGATGCGCGACTTCCAGATGGCCTTCGACAACCGCCGCGGCATGGAGAAGGGCGCCACCGTGCTGAGCATGGCGCGCGACTTCCGGCTGCCCTACATCCAGCCGCTGATCAACACGCCTGACACCGGATACGCCGGGGTGGTCGGGAGCTGACGTGCCGCTGGTGCCGCTCGCGCCCATCAGAACCCCTCGGCGCGCGGCGGCGGCTCGGGTGTCGGCCTCGGCCATGATCCCGGCGCCGGTGGGCGGCCTGAACTACCGCGACCCCATCAGCTCGATGGACCCGCGCGACGCGCTGGTGCTGCGCAACCTGATCCCGCGCCAGCAGGGCGTCGAGCTGCGCCGCGGCTGGCAGGAGTTCAGCGACGCGGTCACGGTGGCCGGGGTGGCGCAGTCGGCCGAGTCGGTGTTCGGCTACGTGGCGCCGGCCGCGGCCAACAACAAGGTCTTCATGGCCGCCAACGGCAACATCTACGACGTGACGCTCGGCGGCACGCCGGTGCTGTCGGCGTCCACCACCGGCAGCACGGCCAACATCTGGTGGACCACGCAGTACAGCACCGCGGCCGACACCTTCCTGCTGGCTGTCTCGCCGGGCGCGGGCTACTGGACCTACAGCACCGCCAGCGGCTGGGTCAACCGCACCTCGACGACCACGGGCCTGCCTTCCAACGTGCGCACGGTGGGCGTGTGGAAGCGCCGCGTCTGGTTCACCTGCGAGAACGACCCGCAGGTCTACTACATCCAGGCCGTGGACGCGATCACGGGCGCGGTGTCGGCCTTCCCGATGGGCAGCACGCTGCGCAACGGCGGCTACGTCTCGGCCCTGACCAACTGGACCAACGACGCCGGCATCAGCGTCGACGACTACCTGGTCGTGATCGGCACGCAGGGCGACGTCAGCGTGTGGGAGGGCACCGACCCCAGCAGCGTCGCCACCTTCGGCCTGAAGGGCATGTGGTACGTGGGCCCGGTGCCGCTGTTCGGCAGCTACTTCACGCAGCTGGGCGGCGACGTGATGATCGTCAGCGAGCTCGGCCTAGTGCCGATGTCGCGCGTGTTCACCGGGCAGTTCAGCGTGGACGCGCAGAACACCGGCCCGGCGGCCAAGATCCAGAGCGTGTTTGCGCCGCTGGTGCAGCGCCTGCGCGGCGAGAAGTTCTGGAACGTGGTGTCGGTGCCCAGCAGCGAGGTGCTGCTGATCAGCCTGCCGGTGGACAGCGGCATCTATCGGCAGTTCGCGATGAACGTCACCACCGGCGCCTGGTGCGACTTCGAGGGCATGCCCATCCGCAGCGCGGCCATGGTGGCCGGGCAGCTGTGGTTCGGCAAGCTCGACGGCAAGGTGGCGCGCGGCCTGTACGGCCAGGTCGACGGCGCCTCGTCTGCCGGCAGCGGCGGCAGCTACGTGGTGGGCGAGGCGCAGTGCGCCTTCAACGCCTTCGGCTCGCCGGCGGCGCTGAAGCAGTTCCAGATGGCGCGGCCCATCTTCTATGGCCCGGCGGCGCCCTCGGTGCAGGTGTCGATCAACACCCAGTACACCTTCAACGCGGTGGCCAACACGCCCATCTTCACCGGCGCGGGCGCCTCGCTGTGGGGCACCGGGGTGTGGGGCACGGCCACCTGGACGGCCGCCAACAACTACGAGGCCTGGGCCGGCCTGAGCGGCCTGGGCTACTACGGCTCGCTGCGACTGGCCATGCAGGGCCTGCCGGGCACCTCGTTCCTGTCGGCCAACGTGATGTTCCAACCTGGCGGGGTGATGTGAGATGGCGCTGACCGAAGACCAACTGCAGCAGGCCTCGCGCCTGCACAACGGCGTGGCCTGGGTGTACCCGTCCACCGACGACATGGCCTTCTGGGAGCAGTACTTCAACGGCACGCCCACGCGCACCGAGGCCGAGGCTGCCTCGGGCATCACCGTGGGCGGCGGCGCAGGCCCGGAGTACTACGCGCCGCGCGCGCAGGCGCCTGCCCCCGCACCGGCGCCGCAGCCCCAGGTGCTGCCCGGCATCGGCGGCGGCTTCCCGCTGGGCAGCGGCCGTCTGCCGGCCAACTGGAGCGTGCCGTCGGTGCCCACGGGCATGCCGGCCGTGCAGCAGGTGGGCGGCACGGGCCAGTGGATGGCCGGCGCCTCGGGCGACGGGCTGTACAACAGCGCGCTGATCAAGGCCCTGCGCCAGTCCTCGGCGCAGCAGTTCGCCAACCAGGCCGGCGGCCCCCCGCAGGGCGTCACGATGATGCCCAACGCCGCGCAGGCGCCGGGCGCGCCCATCGGCATGATGCCCGGGCCCACCGGCCTGGCCAACAACCCGCCGGTGCTGCAGATGCCCACGCTCAGCGACGAGGAGCTGCAGGCCCTGCTGACGCGCAACCAGCAGAAGAAGGACGACGCCTACGCCGCGCTGACGCCCGCGCAGCCGGTGTACAGCGACGGCGGCCTGACGGGGGGCGGCAACTGATGCGCCTGGTCACCGACCAGGCCGGGCAGCCGCCTGTCGTGTGGCAGTGGCTGCACGCGCGCACGCGCCTGCCGTGGAGCAGCGACCTGCGCTGCATCGGCACGATGCGCGACGACGGCAGCATCGCCGCGGCCGTGGGCTGCAACGGCTGGCAGACCGACAGCTGCTTCATGCACGTCGCCTTCGAGTCGCCGCACGCGCTGACGCGGCAGCTGCTGCGCGCCGCCTTCGAGTACCCCTTCCTGCGCGCCGGCAAGAGCGCCGTCTACGCGCTGATCGACCAGGGCAACGACGAGTGCCTGCGCCTGGTGCGCAAGCTGGGCTACCGCGAGATGGCGCGCACCGTCGATTGCGTGATGTTCGAGATGAGGCACGACGAGTGCCGCTGGATCAAGGAGGCCCGCCATGGGCAAGGGATCAGCACCGCCGCCGCCTGACTACGTCGGCGCCGCCAAGCTGCAGGGGGAGATCTCGAAAGAGAACCTCCAGATGCAGAACTACGCCAACCGGCCGACGCAGCAGACGCCGTTCGGCACCACGTCCTGGAACAACCAGGCCGTGCGCGACCCTGTCACCGGCGAGGCCTACACCCAGTGGACGCAGAACACCACGCTGGCGCCCGGGCTGCAGCAGGCGGTGGACGCGCAGATCGGCACGCAGCTTGGCCGCAGCCAGCTGGCCGGCGGCTTCATGGGGCGCGTGGCCGACGAGTACGGCCGCCCGTTCGACTACGGCAGCTTGCCGCAGATGGCCCAGGCCAACGCGCCGGGCAACATGAGCACGGGCCTGACCGACTACACGCCGGGGCTGGCCACGGGCTTCAACTTCGGCGCGCTGCCGCAGGTGGACTCGGGCTACCGCGACCAGGTGGCCACGCAGCTGATGCAGCGCATGCAGCCGGTGCATGACTACCAAGCGCGCCAGCTCGAGACGAACCTGGCCAACCGCGGCTTCGACCCGGGCAGCGAAGCCTACAAGCGGGCCCTGGACGAGCTGCAGCAGCGCCAGGCCGGCGAGCGCTTCCAGGCGCTGGACCAGAGCGGCAACGAGATGCAGCGCCTGTTCGGCATGCAGATGTCCACCGCGCAGACCGGCTTCAACCAGAACCTGGGCGCGGCGCAGTTCAACAACCAGGCCCTGGGCCAGGCCGCCGCGTTGGACCAGGCGCGCATGGGCGCGCAGAACCAGGCCGTGACCAATCAGTTCGACGTCAACCAGCGCTTCGCCGACGCGCAGAACCGGCTGCGCCAGCAGGCCATCGCCGAGCAGATGCAGCGCCGCGGCATGAGCCTGAACGAGATGAACGCGCTGCTGTCGGGCCAGCAGGTGCAGATGCCCAACATGCCGTCGTTCCAGGCCTCGGGCCGGGCCGAGACGCCCAACATCCTGGGCGCCACGCAGATGGGCTACGACGCGCAGCTGGGCGCCTACAACGCCGAGCAGGCCGCCTTTGGCAGCGCGCTCAGCGGGCTGGGGCAGCTGGGGGCGGCAGCCTTCCAGTTCAGCGACGCGCGCCTGAAGAGCGACATCGTGCGCGTGGGCACTCATCCCATCGGGGTGGGCATCTACACGTACACAATGATGGGAATGCCGCAACGCGGTGTGATTGCCCAAGAGGTGCAGGCGGTGCGTCCTGACCTGGTCAAGCGCCACGCCAGCGGCTACCTGCAGGTGAACTACGGAGGCCTGTGATGAACGACGAGATGATGTTCGAGTACCTGCTGCAGATGGGCGCGATGCGCCCAGAGCAGGAGGAGCTGCGGCGCCGGCAGGCGCAGATCGACGCGCTGCGCCAGAGCTCGCTGGACCCGCTGCAGGGCCAGATGGTCGGCAAGCACTACGTGGCGCCCAGCATTCTGGGCGCTGCGGGC